CGATTTCTCCTGTCTGAGCGTTGATGACATCAGCGTTACAGATGGGGTTATCTGCCCAATCCGGCTGTTTCCATGCCCGTATCTTGAGCGAGAATCGTTCACCAGAACCGATGCCAGGCAGCGTACCGTTGTAATCATACTCATTACCCCACATATCGAGGGAGTCCGATGTGAGGGCATAGACACCCGCCACGGTGCGCCATTTGCTATTGTTGAAGCCGTCGTAGCCATAATCGTATGCTTGCAGCTGTGCATCCGTACCACCGCCGCGCATTAAGGCAATAGCCAGTCCCCAATCTACGGACTGAAGCGGGCTGTTGCCATCGTCCGTATCGGATGGATCGTAGTTCTCCGTCAGCTTCAGCACCTCATCCACCGTAAACTCCACGATTTCCGATGTGATTGTCTGGCGTATGCGTTGCTCGATGAACTCATGTTCAAAATCATCATCCACATAGGCAGCGAGGATCGGTTCAGCGCGTTTGGTATTGATATTCACAGAGCCGTATGTAGGATCTGTTATCTGTCCGTCCGCATAAGATATCTCCGTCTGGTAGTTGACATCGTTGAATGGCACAGGTTGGAAGTCCGATGACAGTTCCTCCACGAAGTCCTCGTTGAGTTCTGAGCAGTCGCCCAGTTCCACCCCCTTGAACTGTCCCACCTCGAAGAGAGCCGGATTCCATTCGCCCGCTGTTTCTGCGTTGCCATTCACCTTGATTCGGTAGGCATTACCTGTCTGGCGGTCGATATAGCACGTCATATTCGTGCTGGCACCCGTCTGTTTAGGTGTGCGGAATATCTCGTTATAAGTCTTATCCGTTATCGTTGATTTCTTCGGATAGTCGATATAGTCATAGTCCGTGTTGTAGTCCCGTTTACCCTCTTTGACGTTCTGCTTCTGTTCCTTGCTGCTACTCTCCTCCGAATAGCACACGCGCACACCCGTTATCTTCTCCGACACCTTGTGCATCTTTACTACGCGGCCAGGGAAGTCGATTGGTTCCTCCTGAGAGCGGAACACGTTGCGCACGAAATAGGCCCGCACATGTTTTTGTTCGTAGTTATACTCAAACTTGATGCCGAAGGAGTTGAAGAGCGAGTCGAGTATGGTCTGCACGGGAGAATCAGGGAAGTTGTCAGAGTTGGCATACATCCGCATCACGTCCGCATAGAACTTATAGGACTTGCTCAGGACGTTGCCAGTTATCGCCGTCACCTTACCGCCATCCACAGTATCTCCTACGGTAAATACGTACCTGCGTCCGTTGGCAGCCGTATAGTCCACATCCTGTACCTGGAGCGACTTACCTTTTGAGAACTCGAATGTACCGCCACATCCGCGAGAGTTCAGCCATTCGTTCACATCATCCACATTCGTGAAATACGGCTTACGTTCATAGAGAGCCTGTTGTTGTCCTGACAGAGCTTCAAATGCCGCCGTGGATATTGTCGTAGAATGTGTAGCCTTATCCCAATATCCCATGTCGTACTTATATTCCTCGTCGAACTTGCAGTGTGTGGTGAAGAAACACAGGTGGCGCATATCCTCCACTGCCATCAGTTCCGAGTTGTCGAAAGACACGCCGAGGTGTGCGAAGAGGCAGTCCAGGAAGTAGAGCACATAGAAGCAGATGCCCGACTGTTGGCGGTCAGCCTCCAGTACCCAATACGGCCAGTGGTCGTATGGGCCAAGTTGTTTATCGCGAGGTGAAGCCGTCGTTGTCGTCTTGCCGTCATCATCTATGCCATGATGCAGGTAAGCGATACGAGCATTGCAGTAGGGTTTGTTTGGGTATGGTTCGCTCACGTTGATAAACGACTGTGTGATGACAGGCTTTGTCACGGAGTTTCCGTCGCCGAAACTGACAGACTCTTTGAATACCGCCTTATCCTTCGTTCCTGGAACCGTTTGGCAGACACCAGGACAAGAGAAACCAAGGGCTTGCGGTGTGAACACCGCCACGTTTGTAGATCGTCCGGCAGGATATTCCGTCTTATCAGGTTTCTTTCCGTCGAAGGTCAGAGTGACGGAGTATCGATAGTCCACAGAAGCCAGCACGTTACCAATCTTCTCTCCTATCAGGATGCGATCTTTGAGAGGAATATCGCGGCATTCCAGTTGTCCTATGAGGTCATCTATAGAGTGTTCTGAAGCCGAAATGTTCATGGTCAGGGCACCATCTATCTCTTCGTCCTCCGTTGTCACCAGCGTACCAGAGCGGAATGGTTGGTTATCCACCACGATTCTCATCTTCGTATGTTCCAGTCCCACTGGTCGGTCGATGTTCGCAGGATCGTCGATATTACCGAGCAGGAAGCGGTTGCCATCCATAGGCATACGGACGGGGTATGAGAACATTTCGTTATCGTTGAAGAGCGGGTTTTGGTCATCGATGTCGATGGAGAAGTCATCACCAAGGTTCAACGGGTGTTGCTTACCGTTCTTCAGGGCTGTTATGGCGATATGAGAGTTCATTTAGTGATATTGAGTTTTGCATTATCGCAAATAGAGATTTTACGATCAGTGAAGGAGTTTACGACAGCATCGTTATAGGCTGTTATGGAGTAATGCCCATTATCTTCGAGTTTGCCGCCTGTTATGAGGATAGTCGTTGCATCGTGGGAGGTGATGTTACCAGAACCAGTGACCGTAGAGCGGTCGTGAGCGGTGACAGTTCCGGCAGACATCGTACATCGGACGGTATTGTATATATTGACAGAAGCCCGTTCAGCACCGACATACACAGAACATTCCTCTCGAACCTCCACGGGGAGGTCTCCCAGGACGAAAACGCGGTGGCGACCTGTTATTTCCAGGGTGGCGATGGCATCGCCACATACAGAACCTTTGTCGCCGATGAGCACGATGGACGGAAAAGCGTCGAATGGAGGAGCTTCGTTGAAGTAAAGGCCGGCACGGTTGATGTCTTGGCGGTATGCGGGGTAGTATTCGGCAAGTGCGGCGATGGTCTGTTCCGGCACCTCTTTTATCATATCGCCCCAATAATGCTGCCATGCCGACACCAGTTCAGGAACGGATGTAGCGGCACGGAAGCGGTCTTGTGACTCCTGGCAGTTGTTAGACTGAGCCAGTACCGCAAGTGAAGCCTTCTGGAACTTTTTGAAGCTATTTGCCATTATTGAGGAGGTGTTTGATGGTGGACCATTCGGCCATGTCGAGGGTGGCTGTGTCGGGGTCGTATTCGCCTACCCAGGTTATTTCGGCGCGTGGGATGGCGGGTATTTCCCCGCTGGCGGAACCAGCGGACACAGTGTCGGCAGGAGAGGACGGAGCGGCAGCAGCGGGAGCTGCTGTTTCGGCAATGATGAAGAACTCGAAGGGTTTGATGGGCAGGAGAGGGACGGCATCGGCGGGGATGTTGTCGCGGACAGTGCGGCGTATGCGTTCTGTCTCAGCTTTGGTGAGGATAGTCACTTCGCTTCTGCGTTGTCGCACCGCTTTTGCCTGTTCGTCGAGCACGTAGTCCTGCCACTGTTTGTTTTGGAGGTTATACATGTGGTAAAGGAACACGTTATTGAGAAAGTTGCGCCAACGGTCGTAGCCCTGTGCCAGCATGACGATGGCGAGGGGTTGTGCGATGAAGAGGCGGCGTGTTTTCTCCTCCCATGTCAGCAATCCGCCTTTCTCCAGGCGTTGCATGGAGGCAAAGGTAGAGGCGAAGGTATGGAGTCGTTGGAGCTGTGCTTTGTGGGTGCGTCGGGCACGCCATTTTTGAAAGATATTCATAATTTTATGGGGCTAATGTGGCTAATGGGCCTTATGGGTTATTATGGAACGGCGATGAAATCGCCTGACAATAGACGAAGCATTATTCCTCGCTGGGAGGATTTGTGGGCACACTATCTGATGGGGCATCAGGAACCGCCGGAGAAGCAGCGGGCGCGGTGGCAGATGGAGCAGGGGAGAAACCCGCTGGAGAAGCGTCGGGCATGGTGGCAGAGCCTTTCTTGGGCTTTTTCTTGGATGCGACGCGGATGAGGGCGGAGAGGGTGTCAGTGAACTGACTGATGCGGTCCTGGTCTTTACCAGCGTAGGTGATATAGTTCTCGCGTGTTGGTGTGGTTGCGATGCTCGTATGCAGCGGGCCTTGTACGATGACCGTCTGTATTTCGCCCTGGATGAAAAGGATCGGTGAAGTCTCGTTGACGGAGGCATGATTCGTGACTGTCAGTTTCAGTTCGGCGGGCAGTTCAGCTCGTATAAGTTCCGATTGGTCGTCTGGTGTGATGATGGTGAGCGACTTTAGCCATCCCCGTTTGAAGTACCATGCGAAGAGTCGCAGGGCAGGGATGTCGATAGCAGGAAGGCAGATAGAGACATCGAGGGCATTGCCAGCGAGGTAAGAAACAGCCTTCAGGATTTTCTCGATTGTGATGTCCCCGTTGGACTGCCAGGGCAGCCAGCCGTATTTCTTAACGGCGAGAGGCAGGGAACGCTCGATGCAGCAGGGTTCTTGAATCATAATTTTAAGAATTGAAATTTGAAAATTGAAAATTATGGGCGGCGATACAATCGCCTGACAATAGACGAAGCATTTTTTACCAGCGGGAACCGCCGGAGGACCAGCGGGCACGAAGGCTATTCCTCGCTGGCGGAACCAGCGGGCGCACTATCATCACATTCGACCGCCGGAGAAGCGGAGGGCACTTCGGCAGAGGATGATTTGCGAGATTTCTTCTTTTTGGTGTCGGCGTGGATAATTTCTTCCAGTTCGTCCTCGTCGATGTCGAGGTGTCGTGACACTTTGGATGTGACGATTTTCTGTACTGCGCGTGCCCATGCGGAGCCGTTGCATGAACTTTCGTTTTCGAGGATGCTTACGGCAGTGCAGAGGACGAAGATGGCAGCGACGTATTGACCGAGGTGTAATCCTCCGAAGTGTCCGAGGAGGTTTTCATCCACGCCTACGGCGAGTAGGATGCAGAGCCACACGATAGCGAGGTCAGATATCATCTTCGTCATGCGTGCGGACTTCAGTTTTCCGTCCGTTTTCGCTTTCGGGTACTTTTGTTTGATACGTCGGTTCAATCGCCATGCTGTCAGGCAATCTATGAGCACGGCGAACACACAGAGGATGGCATACGGGATTGTTGGTTCCAGGTATGCCCAAATCACGCCGATGACGGCAGCGAGAAAACGAGTGAGAGAGTGCATATTGTTTGAGAGTTTAGAGTTTAGAGTTATTCCCCGCTGGAAGAACCATCGGGCACACTATCTGATGGGGCATCTGGGACCGCCGATGAATCGGCGGGCACGGTGGCTGGGATGGTGTAGTGGGCGCGGTTGATGCAGAGTTGTCGGGGTGCTATTTGTTCGAGTTGCAGTCCAAGTATGTGCCACTCCCCGTATTTGATGGGGATGGAAGCCCATTGCGCCTTTTCGAGGTCGATACCCCGCAGGGCTTCCATTGTAGCGCGGTCGAAGGTCGTATTAGAGAGCGGGCAGCGTCCCGTATGTCGCAGTTCTTTCAGGTAGGCGAGGAGTTCCTGTACGAAGTCATCCATTTCCATCTGTATGTTTTCTCCCAGGTCATCATCCTGTTTGGCCGATTTAGCGAGGGAGTTGGTCTTAGCGCGAGAAAGGAAGTAGATGGTATG